CAGCTTTGAAGCTGTAGCTGAAGTCATCCCTGCAAGCGTTGTTAGCTCAGAATCAAGTGGTTGCTTGTTATTGATCTGACTCTGAATATCAGAAGTGACATTCGTTGTGTAATTAATCTCTGTTGCAGTTGCAGAAATCGCATCAACTAAAGTTTTATTCGCATCAGTGAACGCATTGGTATTGCTATTGCTTTCATAAGACGACTTGATTTCACTAGCAGATTGATCGGCGGTTGAATTGCTCTCGATTCCAAAGAGCTTTGTTTTCTCTGCATCTGTGTAAGCGTTGGTATCTGACTCAGATTCGTATAAAGATTTTATTTCCGAACCTGTTTGATCGTCTTTGGAATTTGTTTCGACATTCTCAAGTTTGGTGTAATGAGCAGAAGACATGCTTCCTGCATTAGACCCAGAAGAAGCCTGTAACTTCGATCCTGATATTGCAGCACTAGCATTAACATCTCCATCAACAATTGTTCCATCTAAGATCTGGGCAGAAGCTATGCTGCCAGTACGTTCAAGAAACGCTTTTGTTACTGCATCTTGTGCGCTAGTTGGATCACCTACTCCTGTTAATTTATTAGCCCCCATCTGGAGATTCCCAGACATTGCAGTAGCACCATCAGACCTGAAATAATTTGCAGTCAGAGTTGCTACGTTAGTAGTCGCTGTATTACTTGCAGTCTCAGAAGCAATGGACTTCGCTGAACTTAAATCCTGTTTGTCCTGAACTTCCTGGACAACGTATAAGTTCTGAAGGTCAGCATTGTTTAATGCTTCAGCAGTTAAGTTCGATCCATCTTGCCAAGTAGAAATTTGAGAACTATCAGGCGTTTGCCTCTCAATCATTAACTTGGTTCCATTCGGCAAGTTATATGGCTGTCCTGTTGTTGTACCTGAATTAAGTGTTGAACCTATTAATTGAATACTTTTATCAGCAGTCCAGTTATAATCAGTTCCTGAAACAAGCGTAGAAGCTTGAGTGTTGGCAAGTATATCTCGCGTATAAAAGAGCTTTACATGGTCTTTAAGAATGTAGTTAAAAGTGAAGGTGTAAGTATGGGTGCTACCGTTACCTGTCTTTTCTTCAAATGAAAATGCCATTACATCTCTGGAGAACTACAAGGCCGTAGCTCCTATTCTGCCTTGAATCGTGATTTTCTGCTAGTTAAATATTGATTGTGTCTCTCTTGCTTCATCTAACGCATCGCGAATACTCGTTTCTCCTTTGTTTCTTTGATAAGTAGTTTTCCATCTTTTAGCGTCTTCTTCGTATTGAGGCCATTTGAAATCTTTAGCAGTCTTGATCTTGCTAATCGCTTTATCCTCGTAGAACTCTGTGATTTGTTGAAGCATCCAAGGGCCTAATAATGCTTTTATTTGTTTGGGAGTTCTATCAGTTATTCGTGTGTTAGTTGTGCGCTTAGGATCTGCCTCAAGATCAGCCCATTCCTCACTCTGTAATACCCAGTTCAATGCTTCTCTTAAAGTTCTGCCACTAACTGCAGCATCAACAAACCTTGTTACATCAACCTCTCCTGCCACAGTTTCTTCTATAAATCCACGAGTTCCCATTTCACCTCTAAAATCTGTTCCTTTTATTCCCTTATAAATAAGAGTACCGTTTGAATTAGCGTCAGGATCACTTGAATAACCTCTATATTCATCAGCCTTGATATGACCAAGTTGATAGTTCAACTCTTTTGTTAGACCAGTGGTAATAGGTATTCCATCAATCTTTTGATCCATGATTGATGCTGTTGGTTGATACATCCCTAAACGATCAAGAGTTTGTTCAACAAGATGTCTATCCCCTTCCCAAATTCCAGGAACACCAATAGGCCATTGACCTTTAAGTATTCCTTCGGGACGACGTAAAGCACGACCTAAATAGGTGTATTCCTTAACTGGGTTGCCCATCCAATGAGCAATACCTGGAGCTGAATCGTATGCAAAACTCTTTAACCCATTGTAAGCACCCTTAAGTGGATCATCATCGGGTAAAGCAATTAAATCATCGACTGTCCTTGATGGTGCAGGGTTCCATTGATCTTCTCTGCTCGTGCCAAAGAAAGCATCCGTAGTTCTCATCGTTCCAGAAGGCACAAAATAAGCACCACTACCAATAAATCTCCCAAGCCTTATCCATTTTCTTTTGTCATTACTACTCAAAGCGTCAAGAAGCATTTGAAATTGCTTGAATCCAGGAACTCTCATCACCTGACCAGTTCCAACAGCAAGCAAACCTTCCATTAACTCTTGTTGATCAAGCTGACTTATATCACTGTTTGTGAGAACTTCCCAAACATCTTTCTGCATAAATAATGTATTGAGAATAGGAACTCCACCCAAATTCAAAGGAATATTAAAAATACTATTTGGCACTTTCCCTTCTGCATCTAATCTATCAAGCCATTGTCTTCTTGCTTCTGTTCCGAGTGGTGGACCATTGCCAACAATAAGTCCTGCTGAATCTAATGTATGAAACATTGCTGACATTCCAGCCCAAGTTAATGCTGCTGATTGAGCATCAACCATCATCTTTGTTGTTAATGTTCCTTTAGATCCGTGATAGACAACATCAAATAATTTCTTTGTCATAAAAATTGGATTACCCAAAGCTATGTCGTACACAGTCTGAGCAGAAGCACTTCTCCAGAAAGGAACTAATTGATCTCCATAATCATTTGCCCTAAGTGTTTCAGTCATCTTCTCAAGTGTTCTAGTTCCAGGAAGATCTAATTTCTTTTGCATCCTCATCGCCTTCGACTTCATGAATGACTTCATCTGTTCTGGTGTTGACAAGACAGGAGCACCTACTCTGTCCATCGCAATTGCTGCTGAAATATCGTCATCAGTTGCATCCTTAAGTCCTACTCCAAATTCTTTACGATAATCTTTTATATTTTGCTTAGTTGGTGTTGCTTGATAAAGCTGATTACCAAGTTCTTTCTCTGCAATATCGGCCCAATCTTTTACATCTAAACGAGGATTTTCTTTCGCTGCTTTTAACATCATGTCATTCATTCGATCTGTCATAAATGCTCTTAACCCTGCACGTTGATCTACTGCTGCCATCAACTGCAAAGCAGAGAACATTGGAAGTTTTACTCCTGTTTGCTTCTCTATTAAATTATTCATTGTCAACTTCAATCCGATGTGAATCTTATCTCTAGCCTGGATAAGCCACTTTCCTTTCGTATCCCAAGACATCTTGTCATTAATGACTTCTTGAGCAACTTTGTATTGATCTTCGATACTTAATAAGCCTTTTTTATTATTAATATTGTCAATAGCTCCTGCGAATGGAGTATCAGCTTCAAAGAATCCATGTTCAATTGATTCTCTAAATGTCTGCCTGATTTGATCATCTACTCTGACATGTGCTTCCATTGCCATTCGAGCACCATCAAGTTGAGCTTGGAAATAATTACGATGAAATTGAGTTGCATAAGGTTTAAATAAATCCAACTGCGTTTCATTTGCACCAGGAATCCTTCTCTGAGTAAAGGCAGGAAGTTCCATTAATTCCCATCCTTGCCCTGCTGCTGTCTTATATCCTTCTGCCAAGAAAACCATCTTTTGTGCAATATAGTTATTCTTTAATTGAGAACTAAGAGCAAAAAGAATAGAGTCTTTATAACCAGCCCTGGCCATTCTTCTCCATATATTTTCCCAACCTTCTTCAAGAGGCATTGTTGGATCAATACCATCAAGTTTTAATGTCAATTGAATTGCCTTTAAATCATCAATTCCTGCTGTCCCTTTATCTATCGCTTGGATAACCCTTGTGATCATTGATCCTTCGGTTACTAAATCACCAACCTTAGAAGTAGGCCCAAACAATTCATCAGCTTGCTCCGCAATTTCTTCAGCCATTCCGCGACCATTTGATCTGTAAACACTATTGAATTTCGTAGGATCTTCTTTAGCGAGGATCTGCCAACCTTGACCTAATTGACCCCATCTTCTCTTGGCAATTCTTAAAGCACGATGAGCAAAGATCGCCTGACTCCATTGATCTATTAATGCCCTTTTTACGTTTGTACTAGGAGCTTTTCCAGTTCGTTCAATAAGGTTTGTTATTTCTAATAATTTCTTCCTGAAAACTGCATTTGTAAGATCAGAATTAACTTGAAGTTTGACTTGATTATTTAATATCCCCAGGAAAGGTTTTACATTCTCTATCGTTTCATCTAATACCTTTACACTTGGAACCTTTTTAACTCCAGCTCCTTCTAGTGATTCTTTTAATTGCTTTAAAAAGAAGTCTTTACCTTTCTTTTCAGTAATAAAATTAAAATCTGGTTCATTATAAAAAGACAAATCACCAGTCATTTTCTGTAAATTTGTCAATCTTTCTTGAGCACTCTTCTTACCCATATTTCTTACTAACTGTTCTGCATTTTCAAAGAAACCTTCTTCTCCAAATGATTTCTTTCTTTGTCCTGCAGCACGTTCAGCCCATGCTTCAACACCGTCAGGATCTTGTGAAACTCGATACCACCATTGACCGTAATCAATCTCTATTTGTCTTCCATCAGAACCAGTTGTCTTAAAGACCTGATTCTTTCTTGGTTCTTCACCAAGACTTAAAACATCATTTTGTAATCGCAAAACTTCATCTTTTCTTTTCTGAAGCTTTTGAATTTCCTGGAAAGTTTCGTCGCAATTAGTCATCGTTAGCAGCCTCCTGAAATAGCTTTGGATTTAAGAGATTCGATGTTTCCATCAATTCCAGCGAGCAATTCTTTATACCTTTCTGCATAAAGAACATTGTCTTTTTGCCATCTAGCTAAAACTGCCAATCGTTTTTCATCGGTTTTTAATGTTGGATCTGCAGCCCATAAAGCATCAATATTCTTTCTTTGTAAAGCCATACCTTCATCTATTTTGTTGATAATTCCCATCTGCTGCGTCATTGCTTTATTTGCTTCATTTAGATCCTTAATTGGAGTCTTAGGATCTGCATACATAGCATCAGTTATTTTAATCAATTCATCTAATTTCTTCTTTTGTTTAAATCGCTTTCTAGTTAAATTAGCCATTAAATTCTCCTCTGGAACAATTTTATCTAATCTGTCTCCAACACTCATTACAGAATTAAATTTACGTTCTCTAGCAATATCTCCCTGATACATTTTTTCAAACATATCTTCAACAGTTTGGAAGCCTAATCCTTTTTTCGCATTCTTTATTCGATCAACCATATCAATCACCTTTTCAAATCCAATTGCAATCTGTTTAACAACTTTAAAAGTATTACCTTCTGACCATGTTTTTCCATCTAAACGAGGTATTTTTAAATCCATCCAATTAGCAAGTTCAGCATGAATAAGATCACCTTTAACACTAATACCAGAACTTCTCAACATCGAATAATGCTGAAAACCTATTGCCATTCGTTCTAAAGTAGAAACCTTCCAAGGCAGTGCATCACTACGATGTTTTAAAGCTAAATCAGTTATCCTTCTCTGAGAAAAGGCAGTATTAAATAACTTCATTTCTTCTAATGTAAGCAATCCATATTGAATACGATGAAGTGATTCGTGATAAGTCGTTGACATTATATCCTGAACACTTCTAGTCATTAATTCATTAACAACGATAATATCTTTCATTACTTCATAATGACCATTGACAGGTGAAGTCATTACACCATCACCTCCCCATTCCTTTGGAATTATTTCTGTTCTAGCATCTAACTTGACATGTAGACCTGCATCTTTTCCAGCAACTCTATCAACTATATCTTTAAGAAAAAGTCTTCTTGCATTTGGATCATTCTCAAGATTTTCTCTTCCGAATTTAGTCTTTTCATATTGATATTTAGCAACAGATTTTTCATCTCCCATGCTGAAATCAGGAGTAGAACCTAACTCTTCTATTTCTGCTCTTGCTTCATCTCTTCTGTTCATTAAATCCATATAATCCATCTCCTCTTTTTGACCTGCTCCAACACCTCTAGTTGCCCTTTCTTCCATTAGATTTTCAAGTTCAACCATTTGATCGTTTATTCCATTTAGTTCGTTCTGGAGCCTCTCTACCTGTAACTTATCGGCTTCTGTTTCTTCCCATTCATCTAACAAACCATTTGCTTTCTGTTCTTCTAAAGATGAATCATAATAACCAGTTCTTTCTCTCTCTCTTTCGATAATATTTTCTCTCCTTAAATCATCAGCAGCAGAATATTCTTGAGATAGACGAACTTCTTCTCCAATAATTTCTGCACGAGAAGCATTTGGATCTAAAGGATCAACAGAAGGATCTTTAGGTAAAGGTGCAGGATTAGTAGCAGAAGGTCTAACTTCACCTTGCTTAATTGCCTTCTTAACTAATTTGATCTTTGCTTCTTGTCTTCTAGCAACTGAATCAATACCACCCTCTGCTTTTGTAGGACTAATAGTTATTCCGTCTTTCCTTAAAGCAGATAAACCATCAAGAATATCTTGGCGAGTGAATTGATTGTAATTACGTCCTGTTATTTCTCTGATCTTGTCGAATAAACCATTGTCAGCTTTTTTACTAGCTAATGATTTTAATTTTGGATAAGGAACACCTTCCCATTGTTCAACAAAAGAAACAACTGAATCAGGAGCTTCTGTTGTTGGTTTAGTAATAAAATCTTGAGTAACATTTGATTTAATTCTTTCCCCTTGTTCCTTTAAAAGTTCTTGATAAAAATTGTGCTTAAAAACTTCGTTTTTTGCTTTACCAATTTTTAACTGCTCACCCTCAGTAACTATATCTCTAGCCTCAAATGATATTCGCTCCATTTCAATATTTTCTGCATCAGTTAATTGTCTATTTCCATCCTGACCAGCACCAAAGCCCAGATTCAAATCTTTCTGTATCTGATTATATCTTTCATCTCTAGGCTTAAAATCATCTAGTTTCTTTTGTCTATTCTTTAATTTCTGTTCTGTTAATTCAAACTTTTTATTACGTCCAATTTCGAAATTTAATCGTGAATCCGTCATTCTTTTTATTTCGTCTATACCCCAAAGTTCTTCTGAATTAGAAAGTATATTTTCTTCAGGAAACTCTGTTTCCATTGTTATGTCTCTTCTTGCTTCAGCTAACGCATCAATTTTCTGAACCTCTGCATCCTGATCGGCCAATTCTTTTTCTAAAGCATCAGAAACAGATCCATCTGAATCAGCAGCTCTTTCAAGACTTGGTGTATCTAATCTTTCAGCAGCTCTAACGTATGTATCAACTTCAGGCTTATCAATACCAGCTAATTTATCTGCAGCCTCATCAAATGATTTAGGAGCAGGTGATTCCTCTTTTGGTTTAGTAGGTGATACTTCTTCAGTTACATCCTCTGTCTTTGTTGGAGCTTCTTCAATTCCAACCTTTATATCTTCAGTTGCTTCATCTGTAAAAGACCAAGATCCATCTTCTCTCTTAACTTGAAGGTTTACATCTTCTGTCCAAGTACGAGCATTATCGACTTCTTGAATAACTCGTTTCTGTGATTTATGCCTTGCAATATTAGGAAGATCTTTTAACCCTCTAACCACAAAACCACCCAAACCAAGAAGGGCTGCAGAAAATGCTGAGTTTGTAGTTCCAGCCTTTAAGAAACCAGTAAATTCGTCATCGTCTGGATTAATTGCTAAAGGTGATCCTGGAGCTAAATCAGCAAGACTTCCTCCACCTCCACCTACTACATTTGATTCAACAGCAGAACCTAAAAATTCTTCAATACCAATTGCTGTTCCACCTCGAACAGCCCATTTAACTTTTGGAGCCAAGTTCGCCGTTGCACCTAAAAAAGCTTTACTACCAACTATCGGTGCTGAAACTGCAGAACCAAGAACAACACCAGTTGCAGTAACAGGAAGATCTTCAAGTAAAAATTTCTGTTTAGATGTTAATTCGTAAGAAGGTTTCGCTCCCATCCACTTCTTGACATCATCTCTTATTCGATCTATAGGAATAATGTCATTAGGATCATTTTTGTAATCCCAACCAACAGCCAGCCTAGTTAAAGCATTCAAACCAAGCTTTATTGCATTTGCAGGGGCATCAACAAGAACTGCAGCATCTATCTGTTTTCGAGAAGGGGTATTTGTAGTGAGTTCACCAGTATTCTTATTTCTATATTGAGGCTGTACTCCTCCATAAGTTCCAACACCAATACCGAATCCCACTCCAGTCTCGACCCTCTCATAATCCTTATCAAAATCTTCAATCGTATCTTTTTGTTCTTTTACCCAATCCTTGACTGAGCTATTAATAAAATCCCAATGATCTTTAAGACCTTTCTTTTCAGGCGTTTCAATAGCAATCGCTGGTTCTTCGTATCCTTTAGGAGTTGATTCGATTGAAGAAAGTGGCCTTAATGGTGTCATTTGTTTATTGCGGAGTTGTACTGCCCTGTAGACATTAAACTTTTAAAAAAAGCTCTGGGTAAAACTTGAAGTAATGATCAAGAGATCTTCCAGCTCCTTTATCGCGAGAGAAAGAATCCTTTAAAAACTTGATCTCCCAATTAGTTAAATACCTGTCTCCTGAAAGACTCATGCCACTAATAAGTGTGTTTTCCATTGGATCAATCCAATTGTTGATTTGAGCAAGTCTTGGATTCTGTTCTCTTAATTTGAATGTAGAAACAAGATTGTTTTCCCATCCAGAGCTAGAAACCAGTTGCTCTTTTAATTTATTCAATTCTACGGGGGTGAAGTCTTTTTGGATCTGATAATTCGGATATTGTTCTAATTGCTTCTCAATGAAATTCCAGAGATTAGGAGCACCTGAATCAAATCTGGCTTTTTTAATTGAATCAGAGACATCCTCTCCATTAACCATAGACTCAACTAATTCACGTAAAGACTGAAGACTAAGTATTGCTTTTGATTCGTATTGTCTTAGCTCAACTGCACGATTAGGAATTGAATCAAGCTGTTTTAAGTTATAAACAGTTGGTCTTATTGTATTTTTCCCCTCCTCAGAAGACTTAACACCATTATCTTCAATGCCTCGATCACGACTAGGAATAAGAGAAGGAAGTGCCCCAGGAAGATATTCCTCTGCAGCCCCAGGAAACATGTCCAAATAACTTTCAGGATCTCCTTTAAAAATCTCATCTATTGTTTTCTTTGCTAATTCAGCCGCTTGAGTTTGAGTAAGACGACCACCTATTTCAGCTTCTTTCTCTCTTATTGCTGTGGTAACTGCAGATCTATATTTTGTTAATTGACGCTGTTCAGAAGTTTCTTGATCAAGAGCGTATGCCTTGCTCCTGCTTCCATAGTATTTAAGTATTCTTGTATTTATCTCTGAATCTATAATTCCTTTCTGACCATATAAAACAGAATCATATTGAGATAAATCAGCAACTTCTTTTTCCCTTTGCTTTATCAAAGTAACCATATCTCCAAGGAACTTCTCACCCCCTTTCCCCATCCCTTTCGCTATTCGTGTCGCTTCTTTTCTGAAAGCAGCAGCATTAAAATCAGATCCATACGAAGTCGAAATTTTTGTTCTTAAATCAAGTTGAGCACCTGGAGTTAATTTAAAAGTAGGAAGGCCAGAACCTTCATTTACAGAATCAAACGCATCTGGTACTGCTTGATCTATTGCATATAAATCTTGAGTAGGAAGAGATTGATCTAATGGAATACCTCGACGTTGTTTCTCCTCTAAAATAAAATCTGCTTTTGCCTGATCAGCAACATCTTTTAAATTTGCACCTTCAGGAACATTCTCAAGTTTTTCATACAAAATAGCCTCAAATCTGCTACCAGTATTTTCAGCAGCAGCTTGATTAGCTTCAAAAGCAGCTTGACTAATTTTTATTTGAATCTCTGCACTTTCTTGTTGATACCACTGACCTAATGTATAAAACTTCTTCTGTCCTGTGACAGGATCTACCATCACTTTCCCTTTACTATCTTTCATTACATTCCTGCTAGGTATTGAATTAAGCAGTTTCTTCATTCCTCTGTCATCTGTAGTAGCAGCAATGGTTGCCAATATTTCATAAGCATCACCAATTCGATTACTAGCTTCTCCAGGGAAAGCACTATTCGCAACATTGTTCTCAATTGTTTTAGATAAAGCACCTAAAGAAAGCTGTCTCCATTGGACAGGTGTCATATCCTTTCTAAAATATTCTTGTCCATTTATTACAACATTTCCAGCAAGAATCTTAGCCATTTGATTCTGTAATTGAGATGCTAATTGGCGAGGCTTTTGCTCATCAAAATACTTAATAGAATCCTGTTGTATCTTTGTTGCAAGCTTCTCACTTGTTTCCTCAATCTCTGGTAAAACATACTTTTGAAAGCCTGGAGTTTGTAAATCTATTCCATGCTTATTTGATAAATAATCAACGTATTTAGCTCTTACTGATTGAAGTCCAACTAGACCATAAGTCCCATCATTAGGATCAATTTGTTCTGCGCTATTTCTAAGGAAAGCAGGCATTCCTAGTGCAACTTCCTCTCCTGCAATCTTGCTCTTTCCTCGTTGCCAACCCATTTGTGTATAAGGATCAAGCAGTCTCATTAAGAATCCTGCTTCTGGATCTTTAGCCGCTACACGTCTAGTAGATCGAGCACGTTCTATCTCTGCAACTTCTGTTGATTCGTCAATTTTGGATAACGCCAATACAGCCTGTGCTTCTGCTTCACGAGCTTGCCTCTCCCCTTCATTCATTGCCCAACTTGCATATTTCAATCCAACTGTCTCTGCTGTTTGCATTGCCTGTTTCGTAAACGGAGCCAATGCGTCAGCTAACTGTTTCGCTTGATTGAAACCCTGAACATAAGTAGTCCCACCTGTTTGAACAGTACTAACTCCTGTAGGAGAAGGAACTTGAGAAAACTGAGTTGGACGGGCAACCTGAATGTCTTTTGGCTGAACAAATACATCAACAGATTTAGCTGCTGGATTGATTTGGCCTTCAGGTAATTGTTGTATTTTTTTGGCCATTTAACTTACTTTTTTTAGGTTAGAACCAAAGTTAAGAGCAGTGTTGACACCACCAAGAACAGAAGTTGCTGTATCAAGCAACGCTGTATTAGCAGGACCTGCACCTCGCATAGATGGTGGTGGGGCCTGGACCAAAGTAGGCAACGGTGCGAATGGAGCGATGGGGTCCATAAAGGTTTGACGTTGATAGAACTGCTGACTGTTGTATTGATTTAGATATTTAGTGATATTCCCCATCTGATCTCGTCTGTATTGACGATCTCTCAAGTTGCTATTAATAGCCGAAATAGTCGCATACTCACCTTTCTGAAAAGCAAAATTACGTTCAAATCTTTCTAAATCCTTTCCTCCATTTAGTGATACACGAGCAGTTGAACTTGAAGCCAAAGCTCTACGATTTTGTTGCATTAAAGCCATGCTTTCTTGCATCGCTCTTTCTCTTAATTGTTGTGCAATTACATCTGCATTTACAACATAAGAAGCACCTGCTGAAACTCTTGCTTGATTAACTCTTTCAGCTTCAACTAATTCTTTCGAGAACTCATAATTTCTATTTGACTGTACTTGAGCTAATTGATTGTTGTACTGAACAGTATCAGCCCAATATTTATAATCAGCGTTGAGATCTTGTATCTCAGCATTCCTTGAAGCTTGTTGAGCATTGAACTCAGACGTTGCATCCTGAAAAGCAACCTGATTTGCATAATCTTGTCGTTGGGCTTTCTTCTTTTGAGCACCACCAAGAAGACTTAATCCAATCTGAGCACCACCTAAAGCAAGACCAAGAGGGCCGCCCATCGCAGCCATCCAAGGAGACATCCCTCCAGTAACAGCCGCAGTAGTGGCCCCAGCTCCGAGGCCACCAGTTAAAAATGCAGTCGGAGGTAAAGGAGCAACCATTATGGATGCCTCCAAAACGGACAGAACAGTGCTTCCTTAACTCCGTAAGGTTCTGGTTCTCCAATCGTGAATCCCAAATGTTTCAACCATCTAAGAGTTTTCTTGTTCTTAGAATAAGCGTAATTTCCAATAGTTTCACCCACTTCGGCCACGCAGAGATCCACCCATTGTCTACCTAATCTGCATAATTGCAAAGAGTGACTTTTCGTAGCAGTACATTCTTCTGTTGCAAGAAACCAAATTGAGTTATGCCACATTCCAGTAATTCCAACAGGATTACCTCGATCACCTTCTAAAACTTGAAACATAGAACTGTGACAATAGCTGTCCATACAAGCATTTAGACCGGACATTCCATGACTTAATTGGACTTCAACTTCATCACTATCTCTTAAGTTCATTCCAATATCAAGAACCATATCAGCAGTAACTTCTTCTTGTTTAAGAAACCTCATCTTAATGACCTCGCTCTACCTGTAACTAGCGCAACCCACTCACAAGTTGAAAACTTACAGGGGTGAGGAGTAGCGTTATGTATTTCGACCATACATCTTTCACCTCGACTCATGATTGGAAAATTAAATACACCCTCATAAAATCTTTCATTATCTGTATCCCATCCATTTGGTAAAGCAGTTCCTAATGTTGAGTTCCTAGATCCAAGAATTGTTCCATCAAATTTGTACTTACCCATATCTCGACCTTCAGGGAACACATGAATTTCAAAATAATGAGTTTCGTGATAGCGCAATTTCGCATTACGAACCTGTGTTCTTTCTACGTTCGCTGCTGCTTTTCCTCCTCCTATCTCTTTATAAAGTTTGAAACGGGTAAATCTATATCGGAAGTTATATGACTCACCAAACCAAACTGGAGAACCAGACCAATTACCATCACCAACAATGGTGTTACCACTGATCGCAAATCCGAGAAGGACACCTCCATTTGCACTTGTGTCGAAACCTGACCACGCTTCTGTTCTCGATGTAATCGTATAAGGCAATGTCCATGTTGTTTTCTTTGTGTTCGCGTCATAACTACCTGCTGAAACTCTCACCCCTGCAGGAGTTGCAGTAGTAGTTGAGACACGACGATCTAAAAGAAAAGGATATGGAGATCCTGCAACAGGCTCACTAAGACGATCCATGACAGGAATCTTTTCTAAATGAACTTTCGTTCCATACCTGACGAGACAAAAGAGCGTTTCCCTAATACATAAGACTTGAAGAATTTCATCGGCTCCTCCAAGTTCCCAATGACTCCAGCTTGACTGAGCGCGTTCAGCTCCTTCTCCTGTATTGCGAAGGAAATATTTATAGACATAAATACGATTCTTATGGTCTGTTTTAGAGCTAATACCAAACATGGCATTACTCGTATCGTTCACCGTTAGTTTGAATAAACCACTAGGAACATAAGCAGATACATACCCAGTTAAATCTGCAGCATCAGCAGTTAAAGCAGTACCAGCACCTCTAACACTGAACTCACGGAACTGAGTCCAATCACCGTTATTTTGAGCAAAGATAATTCCTCCACCAGCTTGTTGGGGCCTTACTGCTGTATCAACTTCAAACTGCGTCAACACAGTGATCTGAGCTGTAGCTGGAGTTAAAACTGTTTCTGCTGCGTTAAACCTAAATTGATATTGAGAACTAAATAAAATCAACTCATCCTGGTATGGCACTGCATATCTAAGAACTGAAACCTTGTTGTTAGAAGCAACAACGTCAATCGGATCACTATCAAGAATTGTGGTAACTGTCTCAGGCCAGAAATTAAAGAACTCTCTTACACGACTAAGAATCACATTCTCATCAGCCAAGAAACCAAGACGGTTCTTATAAATGAAAATATCGTTAATAGCATTGCCGATAAAGCTGGGATTTGGAGCAGTTACATAATCACCGGTTGATCTCTCTCCCCAGGTTGGAATCGTTATCTGATTAGGAGAACTGCCTTGCGTACTTCCATCAGCAGGGCCAAACCAAAAATTACCATTAGGCAGCCTCACCAGAATATGAGGCATTGTGTCTTTATCTATTTCATATTCAACGCCTGGACTAACCGTTTCAACCCACAAGCCTTCACCAAATGTTCCACTCTTCGGTACAAACTCAACGTAGTAACCGTCAAAATTGTTACCAGGATCACCTTCAATCTCGATCTGATAACCAGTCGGAGCAATAGTTGGAAGTTCAGTAAATGTCTGAACTTTTGAAAGGATTGCAGTTATATCACTATTGGCTCTTGCATCAGTCGCAGCCAATGTGATCGCACTAGAAGATTGAAGCCAAAGAACTGAACCAGCTCTAGTAATCGTTACTCCACTTAAGCCACCTGAAGCCAATGCTGTTTTTAAATTCTCAGCAATATCTTCTGAACTGATTCTATTCTCGGTAACAGTAGAGCCACTACTAACAACAGGAGCAACAGCCGTTTGAACACTAGCTGCAACACCATTAACCGTTAATTTGTAGGTATTTCCGTATGAAGCTGCTCTCACCCAGACTATTGCTTCGTGGGCTGTAGGACGGGCTGTTGCTGGAGCCGTCGCTGTCTTCATTGCAGGTATCTTTTTCGTATTAGATACGAACGTATAATCTGCAATTGTTACAGCTCTAATGTCCTGCTTTGCATCAGAAATGGTACTTAGATAGTTATAAGCATTCGTTGCCGGAGTAACTGTTTTTGCTGTTCCTTCTAAGTCATAAACCTTGATTGATGAACTCGTAATAACTGCTAAATATTCTTCTACGTTATCCCTCAAAATACTGTGAATAAAGCAATCCCCAAAAGAAGAAGTTGATATTTCAGCCAATAATTCACTTGCATCTCTTTTTCTTAGTCCTTCCATAATGGAAGACATTCCATTAACTTGTATCTCTGCCTGAGATGGATCTCTTTGTGCGTCAGGTTGTTGACTAATTCCCTGTGAAAGATTGGGAATCGGATAGGAAACTAAAGCCATTAGAGTCGAATACCAGCACTAAGGCGACGAGTCATTAGCCCACTGGCAGGCTCATAAGTTCTAAATGGCAACCTGCCACGACCACCTGTTAAAAGATTTGGTTGTTCCTGCCTTTGCTCCATTCTTTCTAAAGCCATCTGTGCATCTTTCTCATCTTGAGCAGTGAACTTATATGCAGCCTCATCACCTAAAACACGAGCAACAAATACACGAGCAGATCTAATTGTTACCCACCTGTTATAAGCCTCTGGAGTTTCTTCCCATGACAACAACCAAATCACATCAGCATCTATCTTCTCAACAACCGTTTCCATTACATAAGAACGGTTTGTCGTGTCATAAAGCCTTTGTCCACGCAAGATGTAGCGATTCGCGTAGAGATAAGGATCTAATGAAAACTCAACTACATTTGTCGGTATCTCAATCTCTCCTGAAGAGTTCTTTGAGAACGGATAGCAATGTTCTGTGTTCCAACTCCAGCCTTTAACTTGACCCTCTTTATGAAATTCAAGAAGAGTTCTTTCTGCTATTCGAGCATCTTGTATTTGCGTTAAATCAAGAGTGTTGACTGGCTGTTCACCAATACATTCCAACAAGACATTTACGCCGTCTAAGAGCGTTGTTCTCCCTGGAGTTACCTTTTCATTTGCTAGTCCCATAAGTTTGCTACAGCCTCGTAGCCTTCAGTGTATTAGATATAAAAAAAAGAGGCCAGTTTTAGCTGACCTCTTAGCAGAGAATTTACAAGTTAAGGAATAACAATCTTCGCTGCAGCTTCTGCACGAAGAACTCCCATCCCCAGGGCTTGTCTCGCCACAAGTAAATCCGATTGGTGAACAACCCTAAATTCTTCACCTGTCATTTGAAGACTTGGAGAAAGAAGAGTAACAACACCAACTGCCTCTTTATTGAACACCAAAGCTTTACACTTGGAAAGGTTCTGAGCGTAATCAGCAGAGTGATCACCAGCTACAAGTGTGTAGTTAGCTTGAGTGACATGATTTGATGCAAATACTGGTATTCCTGCGACACGTAATGTACGTCCATCAGCAATAGTTCCAGCTCCACCAAAGTCAGCATTAATAGCTCTACTTGATTGAGTTAGTAGATAATAATCTGCTGGAGTAAATACAGCATACATATCATCAATACTCACATCTTTCTCTTCAAAACCAACTCTTAAATCAAAGAGTGCGTTAACAAGAGCATCACCTTTTGCCTGACGAGTAGCACCTGATGCTGTGTAATCAGTACCAAGTGTAACTCCTTGTCCAGTTCTACCTGAGTTAGTAGATTTGTTTAAAGGCTCAGTGGAGTTACTTGCGGCTGCAAAGATCATTCTTGCAACACGCTTATCGTATTCTACTGCAAGGGCTCTACCAAGTTCTTTTGTATAGATTTGTCTAACGTCAAAATATGACATTAGTTCATCAACTTGGTATATGGCGGCATCAGCTACCATCAACGCATCGAGTGAAATTACACGCTCATTTAGATCACTTGGATCATTAATAGTGCCTGTAAGTTCAGTGCCTGGTTGATGATAAGCAGCCGTCATTTTACCCGTGATTGGGAAAGCAACGCTCTTCCCTCCACGAATATTTCTTTCACGAGTTTTCCCTTTGAAAACCGTGTTAGTCATGAACGCGTCAAGGATCTCAGCCGATCCCAACTTCAACATCAAGGCTCTGTCGGTATCCAGACCAGAAGCACCAGCACCCCAAGTGGCTGCAGCACCCTTAATCTGACCCGAACGGCTTAAAGTAACAGCCATTGGTTAATACATAAGATTTACGATTAGACCGCTTTATCCATCACTAACCCAGGTTGTCCTCCTTGAAGGGCCTGCTGCTTAGGGGCGTTCTGACTAAATATTAGCGTGGAAAGAGATTATCAGGACTATTTCTCAACAATTGCTCGAATTTTTCTCTATATGCACTATCAGTGTCGTACAACCTTTGTCCTCTGGAATTGGTTTTATTCATTGCATCAAGAACTTGTTGCTGACTTTTGAATGTTGACTCGGCTGGTGCATCACCACCCCCGAAGAGTTTTGGCTCTACAACTGAATCAGGAGAATTACGTTCTGCCCTCAATGCTCGAATAGCCCATCTCACTGCTTCTTTGTTACCGGAATCAACGACGCTATCAAATTCTTTGATCACATCTTCCGATAAATTCCCCTTAGCCCACCCTGCAAGCTGCTCAAACTGCTCTTTACCTCCAGCTTCATTCATTAACTCAGCTTCATCTGCTTCGCTAATCTCAGAGGCTCCCCCGTCGGCTGCTTGCTGTGCTTGTACTTTCTGCATAAACATCGCAACCATTGGTTTGGTTACTCCAAGGGATTCAGCTAAAGCGTCATAATGCTCACTTATATCCTCTCCTTGATCTCCTTTCCACATCAATTCAGTCATATCAATTCCTTTCTCCTTTAACTTCGCGACTCCTTCTTCTCCATAAAGTTGATTCGCTAATTCAGGAGTGTATTCCTCTCGTGTCTCTGGAGCCTTAAGCTCATTTGTTTGCTCAGGCTCTGATTCCGATTTTGTTTCTTGGCTTTCTTCAGGTTTATTCTTCATCTTCTCAAGCTCTTGATAAGCCTTGATCAGATCTTCCTTAGAAGCATTCCTGAACTTCTCAGGAACATTTGCCTCTTGTTGTGCAGCTTCCTGTTCCTTGATGTAGTCCTCGACAATATTTTCTTGTCCAGGCGCGGCCATTCCATCCTGACCTTCAGGGATCGTGATCTGCGGAGAAGTATCAGGAAGTTGTGATTCTGGTTGTGATGTTGGGGTCGTGGTCATCGTTACTGTTCGGTAGGTTGTTCTTCAGCCATTTGCATCTCTTGAGTTGTTTGAGCTGCATTGGCTAGGTTTTGTGGGTCAGCCATTTTGGAACGCAACAAGGCTTCTTGCTGCGCCTGTTCCTGTGCTGCCTGTTGTGCTTCTTGAGCTGCTTGCTGTTCTGCTTGCAGCTCTTGCTCAGTCTTAACCAGCCCTAAAGTGTCAATCCCCATTGAATAGGCAAGACGGGTGATTAATTCGGATGGCTTCAAATAAGTAGCCAATCCTTCTGGGCCAATTGTTTGCCCCAGGGTCGTAGTAAACCGCACTAGCTGTTCTAAGTCGTTACCACGACCAACGGCTGCAAGGCCCACTGTCATTACAACTTTTACTAATTCCTTCGGAAGCTTTGGAACCTTCCCTTCCCGTTGAAGAATATCCAGTTTTCTAGCGACATAAGGAACTTGAAATTCAGTCGTAAGGATTGAATAAATACTGCCTAAAGAGTTCTCTACTTGCAGTGCCTGTAACCGAACTTCTTCGGCTGTAACTCTTTCCGCGTCACGTTGATCTGCGAGCATAAAAGCCTGTGATAGCCTGGCTTCTATCTGTTGCTTGCCTTGCATCGCCACGGATAAATCCTGGCTCTTCTGAACTTGTAATGCCAGAACATCATTCGGATCTCCTGTAACAAATGCTCCATTGGGTGCTTTTGCAAGATCATTAGCCTTCGTAACCCCTGAAGGCTTGACTAAAAACAACACTTTCGAGGAGGCAAGCGCACCTTCCGCGATTGCTTGACATAACGCTTCAACTGTTTGAAGGTCAGCAATAGCAGCAGATTCCACATATCCAACCCCGTAAGGTTGTCCAGCCACATGGGTCATCCTCAAAGGCAACCAAGGACTAACATCTTTTGGTGCTCTACCTTCAGTTCCAGGAATAATTTTGCCTTTTACCTCCTGATGCCAAGTAACTTGATCACCTTTCCATTGGATATAGGTATATAACTTACAAGTCTTCTCTTCTTCTTTGCGATCCAAAGTTCCTTCATAAGGATCAAGTATTCCCTTTAACTCAGTTTCTTCCTCTTCCTGCAACATTGCTAAAACCTTTTCAGGCAATGAGTAATAAGGAAGCTCTTCACATGTAATACATTCCAATGGATTACCCATTGAATCTCTAAACATCACATAACGATTGAGATGAAAAACTCTTAATCCTTCAGGAGAAACATATAAAAGAGCATTACCAGCAATGACCAAATGTAATAACGCCTCATGGAAAACCACGCGATCATTACT